ACTCCTTAGGGTTGTTTACGGCAAGTGTAGCATTTATCTGTCTGGGTTTGGTGGCGTTTCAATGGAGATGCCACCCTTCTCTACCGCTCCAGGCGGAGCCTCAACTGGCACCCATGCGCGCGAATACTTGTGTTCCGAGGTTTTGCGTTGCTTGATGATGGTGTTGTCCATCATTAGGTCAAATTCCATCTTTTTCATGCAAAGAGTCCTATCCAGCGATGGTCTGTCGCTGTGACCTGATGCAACAAGTTTACGCACAATCGCAGACATGGGCTTGGCAACGAGAGCGCCTCGCCCGCGATTGAGGCGAAGATGCATGAGCATGGCGTCGTACTTTCCACAATCAATCAGGACGCAAGGAACCAGCCCATCGCACTTTTCTCTAATATTCTTGACATTCTTTGCGAGGAGTACGCGCTCATTGCCGTCAATAACTTCCATCGTGGAGGCATGGACTGTGACTGGCGCGATGAAACCGAGGTCCATCAAGGAAGAAGAAAGAGTCAACAGGTCTGGCCTGAGAATATAGGTTGACTTGTATGGCGCAATAACCAGTTCATCAACATTGATGTAATCAATCTTCATATTCATTTATTTCCTCTTCTGCGGCTTTTTGTGCAGCCTTCACTCTGAGGGGTACGAATAAGGGTCGGCGGCGTGCTTGCGTCTAAAGTCGGCTACATATGCCTTTGCCCGTCGCTTATCATCCTCAGACAAGTAGTGCGTCTCTATGCACTCCTTCGCTCCGTCAATGCCTTGGCTAGCGTAGTACTCAATGAGTTTCTCAATGTCAAATTCTGGCCACCAACGCCTCTGGGCATCAATATTGGGCCAAATCTCCACGAGCCTGTCATAGAATTCTGGCTCGGTAGCAATCAGGTCACCAATACGGCGAATAGCGACCGAGTGGAGCGGAATGCCAACTCTGGTGTTTGAGCCAGTAAGTGCCGCAAGGTCGTAATACTCGCAATATTCGGCATTGTGCTCTTCCGTGATGAATTTGAATACATCGTCAATTTGCCAGTCGTAGATAATTTTGGCAAATTTCAACGGAATTGACTTTTTGAGCCTGTATGGGGTAACTATGTAGTTTTCGTGCAATTTTTGCACACAAGAGCGATAGCGAACCATTGACTCAGCAGCCCTAACGCCAGTAATGAAGGCCACTTTGCCCTTTTTGCCCTGCATTGTGTAGTAATCAATTGCTTCCGTCAGGGCTTGCCCATCTGGGATTCCGAAGTGCGCTGGAGTGATTGCGAAAGGTGGCATTGGACGCACCCAACGACCAGTATCTCGCCTCTCATGACCCCAGAGCACAACTGGGTCTCTAGTGCCAAGAGTCCACACCTCGCTGCCAGATGTTAGGCA